TGAGGTTGAAAGTACGGAAGAATCTGTTCAATGATCTGTAATCCGTCATCTTGATTTTTTGATATAATTGCTAATTCAAACCCAATATTATAAGGGACTGGCATGAAAGCATTCTTGTTTTCATTTACATCCTTTTTAAATTTAATCTTCTGAGTTGGTGATACCTTTCTACTAGGATCATAACCCACACTATTAATTTCAAATGAAAGTCTAGGTAAAGTTATCTGAACTCTCTTATTAGTTGGATCTGGGTTTTGGTCCAACCTTGCTAAAAATTTTTGCTTTGGACCATATGCCAAAGGTACTTTCATCACTTCATCTGAGCGACGAATTTCAATGTTATTAAATAACGTTCCGAAAGCCACGATGGTCTTACGAAAGATTTCATTGTATGAATAAGTTCCTAACATTAGATTGATACATCAGTTGAGCTTCCGACTGTTCCGAATGGGTTTGCCTCGGAGAAGTCTATGATATCGTTATCAGCAGTCTCAAAGTCGTTGTTTTGATCGTACTCGATATTTTTATTATCTATTGTATTATATGTAGCAGTTGTCCAAGATGCACTAGATGTACCTCCTGTAAGTGTTTCTGGTACAGTGAATGTACCAGAACGGTTGATAACGATGAGAGTCCTAGTAGCAGAATCCCAAGACTTAACCTCAGCCGTAACATTTGATGTGCCTCCAGTAACAGTTTCACCAACAGTAAAGTCTCCAGTACCACCAGCTACGAGACCAACTGTAATAGCATTAGCAAAGTTAGTCTCAATAGCATCAAGTTCAGCAAGACCAGTATCAATCTCCTCGTCGCTGTACTCGAAGAGTTCACACTGACATTCCCAAACATACCCTTTACCTAACTGGTAGAAAGGACGTTCGACTTCTACAAACTTAATTTCAAATAAATGTTTTGTTATAGGGAACCAAATTAAATCCCCTTCGTTGGGTCTTCCTTCGACATTGAGTACAGTCGAGTCATCAACCTTTTCTTTAAATTTTTCACGGGAGAATATAAATGTTGTCTTATCCTCGATGCGGATTCCAAACTTCGTAAGAAGTTCGCCTTGTCCTTCCCATCCTTCAACATTATTGACATAGGCACGAATCGCTTTGGCACTTTCAAATTTGCCATCAGAGTCCTCTCCGAAGACGTTATCACGGTTGACAATAGTTCTCGGCACGTAGTAAATATCTTGCCCGTAAATTTCAATGCTTTCTACAACTAGGTTTTCCATGAACTTCTGCTCTTGAGCAGAACCATTAATGTTTAATCTAGCAGAATTAGTATAGTCAGACTGTACATAATCCTGTGCTGGTGAATTTGAATATGCCATATTAACCTATTAAATCTATAGGTGGAAGTTCATAACGATCACGGAGTTCTTTCTCCATGTCTGATTTAAACGTGGATGCATCTTCAAGGATCTGACGACCATTAAGTGTAACACCACCTAGCATTTGAATGCCATCATACTTACTTAAGTTACGACCCCACTGTTGTTGGAAGAGTGCTTCCACATAATCTTTCAACCAGTTGTCATTATATATTCCTGTATTTTCATCTGGGTCTTGACGCATAGTGCAATCAACCATAATATAATCACCAGTAGTAATATCATCCCAATCAAAATCAAGACTTAACTTACCACCATGTTCATTCCATTTAATTCTACGATTTTGTTGAGAATTGGTTACCCAATCTAAAGTCTCAAGATACTGAGAAGTCATATAATAATGTAATATCTGGCCATGAGTCATAGCATAGATATCATTCAAAAAGATCTGATACTTAATATTGAATATGTTACCAGGAACTATACTAGATGCACCAATGTTTGTGTACACATGATTGATACCTAGCATTCCAGGTGGTGTAGAAACATAGTTATTAACACCATACCAAGCAGTAGAACCTTGTTGAGTTTCTGATTTTGCAGCAGTTTTAATTGCATCAGTAACTTCTATCTTCATCCAAGCTTGATAGCTTCCATTATAATGATACTCTTGATAGTAATCAATTGCTTCTTCAACTAAATCATCCAATTGCTCAGTGGCAACGTTAATATCTATCGTAGGATATCCTAACCTGCGAAGAGCATAATCCTTCAATTCAGTTTTAGTTGCTGGTCTTGTAGCTGACATTTATCTTAAGCGAATGATTGGATAGTCAAATTAGTAACATCATTAGCACCAACGGTTTCTCCCTTCTTGAAGAATCCGTCAACATTATCAACGGTGACTGAAGTAGCACCTAGAGCAGTGATAACAGCAGTCGAACCTGAAGTACCACCTGTAACAGTTGCACCAACTTCCATCGTTGCGATATCCGATAGTGCGAAGGTTGCGTTAGTAAATACGGCAGCAGTGTCTAATGAAGAACCATTACCGTGTATTGCAGAAACCTGTACTTGAGCTCCATTTCCATGAATAGCAGATACAGAAGTCTGTGCATCACCATTACCACCTGCTATAGTTATAACTTCTGAGTTTGCATAACCAGATCCATCTGTGTTAATTGTAGCAGCAGTAACATTTCCACTTGCATCAACAGTGATGTTAAGTGTTAATCCTGTACCAGAACCAGATGAGGTTGTAGCAACGTTGTTGAATGTACCCTCAGTATATCCAGTACCAGCAGCACTGATGGAACCAAGAGTATTAACTCCAGTTGCGTTAGCATTGGTAATAGTTATAGTCTCACTTGCAGCATAACCAGAACCATCATCATTGACGGTAACTCCAGTAACAACACCAGCAGAAACTGTAATATCAACAGTTAATCCAGTTCCTGATCCAGATGAAGATGTTGTAATACCAGTTCCAGCAGAATAACCTGTACCACCTCCACTTCCAGCAAAAGTCTTAACACCAGTAGCGTTAGCGTTAACAATTTCTAGTGTCTCACCAATTGCATATCCAGAACCAGCATTATTAACAGCAACGTTAATGATTGCTCCACCAGATGCTGTGATGTTAAGTGTAGCACCTGATCCTGAACCAGATGATGTTGTAGCAACACCAGTTGCTGTAGTGTATCCAGTACCACCAGCCAATGTACCCAAGTTAAGAGCAGAAACACCACCTAGATTTGGGTTGGTTATTGTTAGTGTGTCAGATATTAAGTAGTCACTACCAGCAGCATTAAGTGCAAGACCTGTAATAGCACCGTTTCCATCAACAGTAGTGTTAACAGTTAATCCAGAACCAGTACCACCAGTTGTTGCCACTCCAGTAGCATTAGAATATCCTCCAAGACCACTGTTAGTAATAGAACCAAGAGTTGTAACAGAACCTGGTGTTGGGTCTCCAGATAGATTCAATGTTAAAGTAGTTGAAGTTGCAAGGTTGTTAAGCATTGCACTGAGTTGTTCAAAAGCATTATCAAGTTTTGCTTGTACTCTTGCTTCTGTGTAATAGAGATTTGTACCTTCTGTTAAATCAGCAGTATCATGGTTATTGAGGTTTGCTACCTGTGTTGCAGAACCAGCATTACCAGATGTATCTTGGTTACCTGCTGTATTAACACCTGGAAGATTGATTGATGCAGTACCATCAAATGCAACTCCACCAATATTAACTGAAGCAGCTAAGGCAGTAGCAGTAGCAGCATTACCAGATGTATCCTGAGTACCAGCAATATTAACACCAGCAAGATCTATATTTGCTGAACCATCAAATGCAACACCACCAATATTTTTAGTTGCATATAATTTTGTTGCTGTATCAGCATTACCAATAAATGCTCCACCAAAACTAGGTGCAGTAACTCTTCCGTTAGCAGCATTAAAGGTGAGAGTAGATCTACTCTTAACTCCTAGATTACCAGTTGCAGCTGTTGCAAACAGTATGTTGCAAGTTGTATCAGTCTGCTCATCAGCAACTGTAACTGTTGTTGCTATGTCTGCTGTACCTGTAAGGTCACCAGTAATAGCAGTTATGTTTGCAGCATCTGCAAATATTCCTTGCCATCTAACAGAAGATGTACCTAAGTCATATGTGCTATCAGCAGCTGGATTTAAATCTTTAGCAGTAGAAGTTGCAGCAACTAGGTTACCCGTAACATCTCCCGTGAGTGATGCTGTAATTACATTAGCAGCAAAGTTACCAGAACCATCACGTAGAACAAGGTTGTTTGATGCGTTAGTGGACGCTGAAGCAACGTTAATCGTTGTATCACCTGATACACCATCTGCGTTGGTAAGAGTGATTCCAGAGGATGCTGTGACCTGTAGAGTACGTTGTGAATATGTACCATTTCCTGTCCTTACAACATAACCAGTACCAGACTGTGCAGCAAGTGCAGATATATCTGTATCATTAAATGTTGTTGTTAATGTAACAGCAGCAGAACCATCAATGGATACATTACCATCAACTACACCATCAAGTGTTAATACTCTAGCAGTCTTCCAAGCATCAGCAGAAGTTGCGTTACCTAAGAATCCAGCACCAGCACCTGCAGCACTAGCAGCAGTAATTTGATTAGCAGCAAAGTCTCCAGAAGCATCACGATTAACAACTGTAGATACTGTATTAGCACTTGCAGTTGTCATATTATCCAAACGGTCAACGTTTAGATTATTAACTTTAGTTGTAGATGTAATAACAAATGGAGCAGTACCATCAGCAAGTTGAGAAATTATCTGCCCATCAACTGTTAGAGTACCATCAATATTTGCATTGTTATCAACATCAAGTGCAGTACCAGCACCAGTAAGATTTAAAGAACCAGCTCTAAGAGCACCGTCTGTACCAGCATGTACTTCAGAATTATTTGTTGCATCTATTAAGAATGCAAACTGGTTTGATGAGTTATCAAATCCAAAGAAACCAATCTTAGCAGAACTATCATAATAGCGGAACTCAACACCACGGTCTTTAGCATCATCACTTGAAGGTGCAGTGTCTCCACCAAGAGTTATGATAGGATCATCTAGAGTTGTTACTGTAGAATTGACAGTAGTAGTTGTACCATTAACAATTAAATTACCACCAACAGTAAGGTCATTATGTAATGTTGCATCACCAGTAGAATTGGTTATCTTAAATGCATTTCTTCCGTTACCTGAATCGTAAACTGTAAAGTCTCCACCAATCCAAGTTTTCTTCTGAACAGTTAAACCACCTTGAGATTTAAGAGCACAAGATGTAGAATTTAATGCAGCTGCATCCTGAGTACTACTAATATTTGTTATACCAGCAATATCAGCATCACCATTAAAATCACAATTCTGAGTTACTATAAGATCTGTATAACATCTTACATCACCACCAAAAGCAGTTTGCTTAGTAACACCAAGACCACCATCAAGTCTTACAGCACCATCCATGCTGAAGGAACCTGATATGGTTTGTTGTGTAGTGTTATCAAAGTTTGATACTGGGTCAACAGTAAATGAAGTACCGACTCCAAGTCCACCTTGACAAGATGTATTTCCAAATAGACTTGCATTCTTGTCATTCATATTGACATAGAATGCCATATTTCCACTTGTGTCATTAACTTGGAAATAGTCGTTAGTTAGATTACCACCAATTTTAACACGACCTATAAACTCTGTAGTAGTTCTATTACCTACAGAACCTACAGTCAAGTCTCTCATTATGGTAGTGTCACCATAATCATAATCAACAGTAAAGCAATCTGAACCAAAACCATTCTTGATTTTGAATATCTTATT